TGCGGGGGTGTTGCAGGGGCGACGCAAGTCCATGGTCGCAACGAACAATCAAGTTGCGGGGGTGTTGCAGGTTTCAACATCGCGGTGACGCCATGCGGTCCGCATCGGGGTCGAACGAACGATCGAGGCATGTGAGTAAGGAAAAAATGACAGGCCAGCAACTCAAAAAATTACGCAACAAGCTTGGGCTATCAATCGCCGCATCTGCGTCACAAGTCAAAATCACCCCGCGCAGTTGGGCGCGGTATGAATCAGGCGAGCGACGGATTCCCGAGGGCGTTGTCGAGCTTTACAGGATAAAAAACAGGTTGGCGTAAATAAATTGCAGGGGTTTCTAATTGAACCCCGCATAACGTAGTCGAAAGAAAAGGCGAACGGGATTCCCGCTCGCCTTTTTTAATGCACGGATTTCAACAAAGGTCGCTTCGGCGGCCTTTTTTTATGGGCGCAAAATGGCGAATGCATTTGACTCCACGAACTACCCGGAAAAAGAACCCGAAGAAATCTACGCAGGGGATCGCGTCGCGTGGAAACGCACCGATCTAGGCGTTGATTACCCGGTTGCGTCATACGAATTGAGCTATTCCGCGCGACTCGAAGGAACGAATTCACGGCTTATTTCCATTTCCGCGAGCGAAAGCGGAAACGATTATCTGGTTGAAGTCAGTCAGGCAACGACAAAATCATGGGTGCCTGGCCGCTATCAATGGGTCGCCTACATCACGCGCACATCGGATAGCGAGCGCGTGGCGGTTGAATACGGTGTTTGGGAGGTCAAGGCCAATCGTTCCACATCGTCGGCAGACCCGCGTTCGCACGCGCGCAAAGTGCTAGAAAACATCGAGGCGGCCATTGAGGCGCTTTCGTCTAAAACAGCAAAAAGTTACACGATCATGGGGCGGGAAATGACCTATTCCGATTTGCCCGAGTTGCTCACGTTGCGAAAAGAATATCAGGCCGAAGTTCGATCCGAGGATCGCAAGGCCAACGGGACCGGAGGCGGCAAGGTCGTCGTTAAATTCAATCGATGACGACATTGCGCGAGCGGATAAACGCATTCCTGAATCCGACGAAACATCGGAAAGCCCGCAGAAGTACCGGGTATCAAGCAGCGGAATTTTCACGACTTACGTCAGGGCTGGCGTCCGATACGACGTACATCAACCAAACGTTGCGCTATCAGTTGCGCACATTGCGCGCACGATCACGGCAGGCGGCGCAGAACAACCCACACGCACGGCGGTTTTTCCAGATGGTGGTCGATAACGTCTGCGGACCGGTGCCGTTTCGATTGCAAGTCAAGATCAAAAACAACGCTGGCAATCTCGATTCGATCACTAACAAAAAAATCGAGGACGCATGGCGCGCATGGGGAAAGGCCGGCAATTGCGATATCACCGGCCGATTTTCATGGACAACATTGCAACGCCTGATAGTACGCACGCTCGCGGTCGATGGCGAGGTGCTGATTCGTCGAGTGATGACGGACGACAAATATCAATTGCAGCTCGTCGATGTTGACCGTCTGGCGGAAACAAAAAACGAGCAGACGAAAACCGGCGTGATCAGCATGGGCGTCGAAATGGATTCCGTCGAGCGACCAATCGCGTATCACATCTACAAGCGCAAGCCGCAGAGCGTGATCGGTACAGGGTATTCGCGCGAAACGGAACGCATACCGGCCACAGAAATTATTCATCTGTTCGTGCCGGAATTCACCGAACAGTCGCGCGGCGTGCCGTGGATTTACGCGGCATTGCTGAATCTTGTGCATCTGGGTGCGTTTGAGGAAGCCGCAGTAATTGCAGCGCGCGTTGGCGCGTCGCAAATGGGTTTTATAAAAACGGACGGCGGGGATTTAAATTTCGATGGCGAGGATGAAACAGGGAATCCCCAGATGGAAGCGGACCCCGGGCAATTCCCCGTCCTGCAACCCGGCCAGGACGTTGTCGGATGGAACCCGAAATATCCGGATGCCGCCATTGATCCATTCATCAAGGCGCTGTTGCGCGGAGTGGCGTCAGGGCTTGGCGTTGCATACCACAATTTGTCCGGCGACATGGAGGGCGTTAATTATTCCAGCGCCCGCATTGCAGAACTCGACGAGCGCGATTCATGGGTGTCCTTGCAAAATTTCACAAGCGAGCACCTTCATCAGCGCATCTATGAAAGCTGGCTCCAGAGCAGCTATGCGAATCAATCGATCAGCTTGCCGTCGCCTTATCTCAACCGCTACTACGACGTGAAATGGCAGGCGCGACGCTGGCAATGGGTTGATCCGGAAGGCGAGGTGAAAGCCAACATCGACGCGATAAACGCGAGTTTGAAATCTCGCACGCAAATAATCGCTGAGCAGGGCGAGGACATTGAAGACGTGTTTGGCGAGATCGCCGAAGAGGAATCGCTCGCGGAACAATTCGGAATAACGCTAACGGACGAAACCGAAACAACCGCAACAACCGAAACAACCGAAACAACGGAATCAGACAGCCAGGGGTAGAGCAATGTCAAACCGAAAGAAACCGAAAACGACGCAGCAAGTGACTCCCGATCAAATTCGGCAGGCAACGCCGAATGATCGCATTGCGCTGATTCGCGGGCAGCGCGTCGAGCGAACGTTCACGCTGGACCGCGATGGACTCGATGAGGAAAACCGCACGGCATGGATGAGCATTTCCAGCGAAGCGCCCTACGAACGATATTGGGGCATAGAGATATTGGACCATAACCCGAAATCAATTCGCTCTGGGCGAATGAGTAACGGGGCGGCACTTCTTGTAGGACACGATCCGGCCGATCAGGTCGGTGTGGTGGAGCGGTTCGAGATCACGAGCGATAAACGGATGCGGATTCTGGCACGATTCAGTCGTAGCCAACGAGCCGAGGAAATTTTTCGCGATGTGATCGATGGAATACGCCGCAATACCAGTGTGGGCTACATGATTCACGATCTGGTTCTTGAGCGCAAAGACGGCGACATAGTGACTTATCGTGTTACGGATTGGGAGCCTTACGAGGGCTCTATTGTTTCCATTCCGGCTGATCCAACGGTCGGCATCGGGCGGTCTGATGCCGATGATGAAGTACCTGTTCAACTGATTAACGAGGAAAAACAAATGACTGATGAAATGAAGAACGACAACAAGCCCGTTGATATCGCGGCCATTCAGGCGCGAGAAGTGCAACGGATCAACGATCTGATGGTGCTCGGCGACGAGTATGCGACCTACGGCGGCAAAGAACTGGCTCGCGAACTGATCCGCGATCCCAGCGCAAACCTTGATGTATTCAAGGCGCGAATCCTCGAAAAAATGAAAACCGCCATGAAGCCGATTGAAACGGCGGAACCGGCGGCCGTGCCTTATGGGGCGGGTGCGCGGCACATCATCGCGCGTGGGCGGCAACTGCGTTCGTTTACGAAGCCGCTGATGTACACGGACGGCAGCAAAATGGAGGCCGAAGAGGCAGCGTATCGGTCAGGCCAATGGCTGCTCGCAACCGTTGGCCAAAACGAACGCGCGCGGCGCTGGTGCAACGAGCGCGGAATCACCGTTGAAACCCGCGTGATGACGGCGGGTACGGATTCCGCCGGTGGGTATCTCGTGCCTGTCGAAATGGAGCAATCCATCATCGATCTGCGCGAATCATACGGTCTCGCCCGTCGTTTGGCGCGTCGTCGTCCGATGTCGTCGGATACCAAATCGATCCCGAAGCGCACCGGCGGCGTCACGGCGTATTTCGTCAACGAGGATAACGATGGCGTGACGGCGTCCGATAAATCGTGGGGCAACGTCAACCTGGTCGCGAAAACGCTGGCTGCCCTGTCGCTGATCTCCAAAAATCTCGAAGAAGATTCGATCATCGATGTCGTGGACGATCTTGCGCAGGAAATGGCCTACGCATTCGCCACCAAGGAAGATGATTGCTGGCTCAATGGCGATGGCACATCGACCTACGGCGGCATGCAGGGTCTTCGCACCTTGTTCGATGCAACTGCATACTCGTCGCGCGTCACGGCTGCGTCGGGTCATGACACTTTCGCGGAATACGACAACTCCGACCTGTCTGCTGTCATGGGCGCCGTTGCCGATTTCCCGGGCATCAATCCAGTCTGGTTGTGCTCCAAAACGTTTGCCGAAAACGTGTTCGGCCGTTTGAAACGCACCGCCGGAGGCGTGAGTGAAACCGGCCTCGATACGCGCGTTCGTTACGGCTATGGAGGTTACGAGGCATTCACCTCAGAGCTGATGCCGAAAGTTGGAACGAGCGCGGTCACGACCGTTGAAGCGTTTTTCGGCGATTTCTCGATGTCGTCCAGTTTCGGCGACCGTCGCGGGATCATGGTCGAAGTGTTGCGCGAGCGTTATGCAGAGAAGCTGCAAGTCGGAATTCTCGGGCATGAACGCTTCCATATCGTGAATCACGATCTGGGCAGCACCAGCGTCAAGGGTCCCGTCGCTGCACTGAAGGGCGAGTAATTAACTAACTACTGAAGAGGACAAC